CCACTTGTACCACTAGTTCCACTGGTTCCACTTCCACCATTGACACCACTTGTACCACTAGTTCCACTGGTTCCACTTCCACCATTGACACCACTTGTACCACTAGTTCCACTGGTTCCACTTCCACCAGGTGAACCATTGACACCACTAGTTCCACTGGTTCCACTTGTACCTGTTCCACCATTGACACCACTTGTACCACTAGTTCCACTTGTACCTGTTCCACCATTGACACCACTTGTACCACTTGTACCACTAGTTCCACTGGTTCCACTGGTTCCACTGGTTCCACTGGTTCCACTGGTTCCACTGGTTCCATTAATAGCACTTGTACCACTAGTTCCATTAATAGCACTTGTACCACTAGTTCCACTTGTACCTGTTCCACCATTAACACCACTTGTACCACTAGTTCCACTAGTTCCGCTTGTACCTGTTGTGCCACTAGTTCCATTAGCTCCACTTGTACCTGAAGTACCTGTTGTTCCACTTGTTCCTGTTGTTCCACTAGAACCAGCTGTACCACTTGTACCTACTGTACCACTAGTACCAGATGTTCCACCTGTACCATTTGTACCAGATGTACCAGATGTACCACTTGTTCCATTAATAGCACTTGTACCTGAAGTTCCAGATGTTCCACTTGTACCTGTTGTACCTGAACTACCTGATGTTCCTGTTGTACCAGAAGAACCAGAGGTTCCTGTTGTTCCAGAAGTACCTGTTGTTCCACTAGTGCCAGATGTACCATCACCACCAGAAGCTCCAAGTAAATTTATTTCCCAAGATGATTGTGTACCAGAACCAGTAAATGAAACTATGTTTACAATCATGTGTCCTGATAGAGCATTATATGATGTAACAGTTCCTTCCATTGTATTAAGGCTGTCATAAACTATAACAACACTTTGTGCTACACTATAAGCTAATCCTGTACCAATAATTAATGTTCTAGATCCAGTTCCTATAAGTATAGATGTAGATGATATGCTATAATATCTATCTCCGTTTAATCCTGAAGAACCAGATGTTCCAGTAAGACCTGAAGTACCACTTGTACCTGTTGTACCTGAAGTGGCAGATGTGCCACTAGTTCCAGAGCTACCACTAGTTCCTGATGTTCCAGAGGTGCCATCATTTGCAGATGTTCCACTTGTACCAGAAGTTCCTGAAGTACCGCTTGTACTAGATGACCCACTAGAGCCACTAGTTCCACTAGTTCCATCTATACCTGTTGTACCTGAAGTACCACTTGTTCCAGTTGTACCACTAGTACCAGATGTACCAGTTGTTCCAGAAGTACTAGATGAACCACTTGATCCACTTGTTCCTGTTGTACCACTTGATCCACTTGTTCCTGTTGTACCTGAAGTTCCACTAGTTCCATCAACACCAGTTGTACCTGAAGTACCACTTGTTCCTGTTGTACCTGAAGTTCCACTAGTTCCAGAAGTACCACTTGTGCCACTAGTTCCATCTATGCCACTAGTTCCATCAATACCTGATGTACCGCTAGTACCTGTAGTACCACTTGTTGCACTACTACCACTAGATCCACTTGTTCCATTTATACCACTAGTTCCACTTGTTCCATTAATAGCACTTGTACCAGAAGATCCAGAGGTACCTCTTGTACCACTAGTTCCGTTTATACCACTAGTTCCACTAGTACCTGTTGTTCCATTACTGCCACTAATACCAGATGTACCAGATGTTCCACTTGTTCCAGAAATTCCATTAGTTCCATTAGTACCAGATGTTCCACTTGTACCTGATATAGCTGAGGTTCCTGAAGAACCGTTAATACCAGATGTACCAGATGTACCAGATCCACCACTAGAACCAGAACATATTGCATCATCTATTTTGGATAGGGCACAATTTAAATTATCTCCATTATGTACTCCTGTACATGGAAGATTGGGTCCATCATAGGTAACTCTACTTGAAAGAGTTTGACATTCAGCACATCCACAGTTTTCACTAGGATGATAATAGGCATCGTAACAAGGAGTTCCAGGTAAACAAGACATTTATAATTGATTTATAATTATTAAGGAATATACATTATGTAGTTACAAGCTAATACAGGTTGTAAATTACTGTGAGCACCACCACCACCTGCATTATTTACTAATACATTTACATTATTAGGAATATTAGATGTTACACTACTTTTATCTAAACTAGATTTACCAACACTTGCAGGAACACTACTATTAGAAAGTCTATAACTACTATTTCCACTAAGAGCAATCTCTCTTACAACAGCATGTGTTGCATCAACAACAGCATCAATATCTCCACTAGCTGCTGCTGTATAATGAAAATGATCACCTAATGTAACAATGGTTGTTCCTGTTGCACTGTGTGAGTGAGCAGGGATTTGTGAAGTGATTAATGTAACTGAGTTTGTACCAGCTACATCATATACAGCATAGTCAGGATTAAACGTACTTGCTGTTGGATTAACTATAGCATCTAAAGGAGCTCCAGGAACACCAGCAATAGCACCTACACCCACTCTACCCCTCTTATCAGGTGTACCATTTAATCCATTACATAAATAGATTTTATAAAATCCATTAGCAGATATACCAGCACCTGTACCATCAAAGTTAACATCTATATCACCATAATATTCTACAGCTGTATAAGGAATCATGTTTAGATAATACTGAGTAGAGCCTCCTGGTAATGATGCTAAATAAGCAGCAACCAACGCATCAAAGTCAGCAATCTTTACATAATTAGTTTCTACATCAAGAGTTAGTGCTTCTAAGTCTGCAACTGTTTCACAAAGTTTTGTAATAATAGCTTGTACAATATCATGAATACCAGAAGTTGATGTAACTCCAGATAAACAATCCACTGTAAGAGGAGCATCAATAGTATTAATTTGTCCTTGTATATCAAGAACTTCTACTTGTAAAGTACAAGCAGTTTTAGAAAGAGCTGTGATCCATTCTTTAGAATTATGAACTAATCCTTCTGAAAGAAAACTACTAACTAATGCACATACATCTCCTGAAGTAAGCGTGATATTATCTCCTTCTCCTGTTAATAAAGGAACAAGATAACTAGTAATAGCTTCTTCAACCATCTTTAAACTATCTCCTGTAGAAATACCTAATGCAGGCACATCTAACCCTGTGTATCTAACACATTCATCAGACACAGTCTGAACACATCCATTATAACAACTTTCGCAAGACATTTTATATTTATTTATGTATTAAAACTTTAACTCTGCTAGCAATCATCTTCACCGTAAAAGGTTGACCATATGCTGGGTTACAAAGTTTATATGTTAATATTTGTTTATAGTGTAATAAATCACCAATCACTTCTCCAGAGATATAGTAATTTAATGAAAATACAATATTATTATATTGAATATTAGCTAGGTCTGCTAGCTTTTGATCAATATCAAATAGTAGTGCTGGTATGCTACCATCAGCTACACAATCAGTTAATCTTGGAGATAACATTTCTAATTCTTTGAGCAGCTTTTTTAGCAGCATTATTACATGCTGAACATAAGCCATTAATTAATTGACATCCACAGCCTACTTTTAGGCCACATCCTCTACAGTTTGCCATATTAAACGAAATTAATTTGATAATTATTACCAGAACATCCACAATTATTTCTTATAAAATTATTCAACATATTATCTGCTTGTATGTATAACTTATTAGCTGTATCTACAGCACAGTTATTAGCAGCAGCTATTGACCCTTGGATCAAATAGTAAATAGTATTCAATGTCACTTTTGATTGCGTCTTGATAGCAAGATCACATTCCATCATATCAAGTCTCATAAAAGCATCATCAAACTTTTCTTGTATAAGTTCAGTACGCATAATACTTTTCTCTACAAAATTTGTAGTAGCAGGAGCAACTGAATATTTTAAATAATATACACCATCTGGTAAAGGAGTGTATACAGGAAAAGAACTAAGTCCTAATATAACAGAATTATATACATTAAAACTATTCACATTAAATGGAATAGATACAGATGGACTAAAACCAGGAATAGTAATAGTCATAGTTGGAGCACTTACAGTAGGAGGATCAGTATCATAAATTGATGTATCTGCTATACCTAATGTTTTGGTGTCAAATGTATTAATTACTAAAAAATCTAGAGTCATGGTTATTTAAAATAAAAATGCCAGAGGACTTGAGAATTAATCCTCTCACCCTCTGGCATAGGTTATATGATACCTACTTATTTTCTTATGGAATCAAAGTAGTTGTTGTAGAAGTACTAGGCCAAATAGTAGTTGTAGTACTAGTTGTAGAAGTAATTGGACCACTGTCATCAACTGGAGCACCTAATGCTGGAGTTAAGATGTTTAAGAAATCTTGAGTATCTCCAGAAGGGATAGCAATGATAACTGTAGAATCTTCATGAATGTAATCACCCCATTGGTAGTCTGATTTGTCATAAGTGTTAAACTTAACATACAAAGTATCATAGGTTGTACCATCTGTTACCCAGCTTTCAAAGTTTTCGTTATAACCAACCATTCTATATAAATGCTTCAAATATCCAGCTTGATAACTATAGAAATTCTTTTCTAATTGTTGAATCTCACCAGAAGTACCAGAAACATATGTAGCACGTTGTGTAATCACAGCTTGAGCCACTTGATTACAAGGATCAGTTACAATAAAGTCAGCAGTAGTTGCAGGACCAGAGAAAATGAAGGTTCTGAACCACATACGGTCGTACTCCCAAGGGAATGCAGCCACATCACACGGTTGTCCGTATTGAGTTAAAGGTTTACCACTAATAACTAACTTAGCATTTTGATCATCACCAATTCTTTGGAATTGATAGAATGTGTTAAAGCTAATGTTGTCAGGGTTGTTACCTGGAGCTCTTAACTCTAAATGATAGATTAAATCATCAATTAAAGCAGGAACATCAACATCTGTACAAGGGTTATCACCACATGCTAAACATGGAGCATTCACAGTTACTGAACGTGTGAAACCGTTAAAATACAATGTGCTAATGTAACTAGAGAAAGCACGTAAAGTCAAAGTTACAACTTCGCCTGGTTTAACAGTGAAATCACCAACTTCAGTTACTTGGTTTGCAGCAACTGGATTACCAGTAACTTTGTACCATTCAGTAACATTGGTTGGTCCAGCACTTAACTTACCAGAAATCTTGTCTGAGCGTTTAGTACCTTGTAAATAAGTGTTAACTCGTCCTTGAGCTACATAAATGTAGGGAGCAGCAGCAACGTTACCTGCAGTAGCTGCAGCGTAAGTGTTCAAGTAGATACCTACTTGGCCAGCTGTTAAGTCTTGTGTTGATCCAGAGCTAGGGATTGTGTTACCTACTGGGACAACAAAGAGCGTGGTTAGAGAAAAATCTGCCATTTTGTTTTATTTTAAATTGTAAAAAAGTTATTCGTTTGTCTGTATTCTATACATTGAGTTTTGAACAGCAGACTGGTTTTCTGTATACATTGCTAGATTTTGAACTGTAAGATCTAAAAGTTCATCTTCTAGGTATAGTTCAAGTTCACAGTCTTGATCATAAGAATCTTCACCATCTAACATTACATATCCTGTTTTATTTATGTATTCAGGATAACGCATGTATGAAATATATATTTGCTTAGGTGTAAATGTACCGTCTGTAAATATAGATATTTCATCTGTTGATAGAAAGTTGAAGGTTTCTTGATATTCAAATGATGGTTTATAATGCGTGTTGTTTAAACAGTATTGTAAATCACCATGTTTTGCAAGATCTCTATTAATCCATATCTTTCTATCTGTACATTGTCCTTTATCTGCTAATATATAACTATCGATATAGAACATATATTTTGGAACAAGTAGATGTACATTGGCTGCCCACTGATTTAACTCAGTGTTCTTAATATGTAAATCAAGGGGTTGATGATTGTAAGTCTCAACCAAACTTTGTAAGTCTTCATAACGCTTTTTAAAAGCATCGAGACCTAGACCATTCACTGTATTTGTACCATCAACCTTTTGCTTTATAAGCTTAATCTGAGCTTCATTTAAAGCTAGGATTTTGTCTTCTAGGTTAATTTGTTGATGCTCGTTAGTTGATAGTTTATTTAGTTTCTGATCAATCTTATATAATAAACTATCTACTGGGATCATACAGATGCTAATTTTTTAGTTTTCAATTTACCTTCTAATGTTAATAGTTGGTCTTGATTATCTTCGTCTACAAGGAATTTGACTAAATCATCTTCATCAGAAGCTATTTCAAATTCACCTTCATATATTTTACCATTAGGTTTGATTCTATAAATAGAATGTGTAATGGCTTGTTTTACTAAGTCTTTAATATGGAGTAAGTTTTCCTTCATGTCAGCAAATCTATTGAACACTTCAACTGTTGATAATCCTTGGAATTTACCATTCTTAAACTCTGTTTGCTTAAGAATATTATCTACTTGATTATATACAACATCTTCTTTAGTATCTTCTGAAATAGGTAGGCCTAATAATCTTGCAACTTTTCTTTTCTTCTCAGGAGACATACCATCAAACTTAGCAATAGCTTTATTGATTAATTGTTTCTTCTTGAATATAATTGCACTTTCAATTTCATCATCTGCAACATAGAATTGTGTATCTGCTGGAAATTCACCACGCTCCCAAGCTCCATAGCTTGATGCGATTGTTGGATGAACTCTTAACCATGCAAAAGCTAACTCTTGTGAAGGATTACTAAAATCATAGAAGTTATCACCATCCATCAATTTAACAGCTTGTACATGTAATGTATCATCTGTAGAAGTTGATAATCCATAGTTCCAGAAACTAGAACGAGGACCTAAGTTAATATCACCTAAAGCAGCTTCAAGTTTAGCTTTCAATTCAGTTACTCTTTCGATTTCTAAATCTCTTTCTAACTTATCACCAATTCTTCTGATGTACGCAGCATTAGGATCTAATCCTGTTCTGTACTGACCATCAAGTTCTTTATAAGGATACTTAAATACACCTGTACCAGGAATTCTTGTTAAGCCTTTTGTTGCAAGCCCTCCTTGCATTGTTTGCAATAGAGAGTTATTGTACTCCTTTTTTAAAGTGGAGATTTTGCCTATCTTACCCATATGTAGTTGTTTTTATTTGGTTTATTTGCAGATGGTTCCTATTGAAAGGAATGCAATGAAAGTTTTAATTTCATTCATCCATCTGGGGTTGGTGAGAAGACTCCCCCACTTTTGAGGAGTGGGGGGGAATTCTTCTCGAACTGTTTAGAACATTAGTTCTAACCTTTGTTCTATATTTCTTAGAATTGTGGTATTTCCTCAATCAAGACTGTACGAGACAAATCTTCAATAAACACATCACAACGATCTTTCATCCAGATCTCATAACCAGGGAATTTGTTCGCAGAACTCATACCTTGAGACTTAGCAAAGCCTAAGTGACTACGAGTACCATCGATATAACCCCAAGTCATAGAAGGAGCACCTTTCATACGAACCTCACGAATGTTGTTAACCATAGAACCATCAGACATTGGAGATACATCAAACACCATAAATACTGGAGTTGATTTCTTGTTTTGTCCAAATTCTAAGTTAGTTTGAGGTAAGTCTAATTCTTTCAAGTGAATAAGTTCAACACGACCAGTCTCACGAGTAACCATTGCATCAAATGCAAAGTTGTAAGTGATATGTTGTCCTTCTCCTTGCATGTAACGATTACCAGAATCAGCCATGAAAGTTAAACCAGAATTTAAAGCGTCATTCTTCAAAGCTTGTTGGAATACATCGAATCCAGCTTCATTAGTGTACATTTTAACTCTACGATCCTTAACATCCACACGTCTGTAGAACAAATCACCAAACACAGAACGAATCAAGTTTGCAGTGAATTCTCCACGGTTGTATTGAACTAAGTTACCGTTATTTCTCATTCTGTGGTAAACACCAGCAGAAGTTCTTTTTAATTCTTGCTTAGAACCATTAGTTTTAACGGTACCTGGTTTAGCCCAGATCATACGCTTAACTTTTAATTCTAACATAGACTTACGCATCCAGAACTCAATAAATGGTTCCCATTTAACATCATTACGAGTTAAAGGTAATTGGTTACGTCTTTGAGGAGCATAAACCAAAATATCTAAAGGCTTACCAGAAGCATCTCTCATCATCTTATCATCAGCCCACTCAGTGATCTTGTGCTCATAACCATATGCAGAACCTAAAGATTCAAACATTGTAATTTGCTCACCTAAACGAGGAAGACCTAATAAGTCTTGGTCAAATTCACCAATAGCAGCATCAACTAATTCAAGCTCAATACCTATTCTTAAGAAGGTAGGGCTTACAAAGTCTACAACTGGATTATCAGTTACTAATGTAAATGTGTATAAATATCCCATGTTCCAAGGTTGAGGATCTTTCACAACGTAGAAACGAGGTCCATATTGACGAGTACCAACAGAAACGATTGCATTCTTAGAGAATTCGTTTGTGTCAATAATCAATTGAAACTCTTGACCATCAATACCTGGTTTGTCCAACTCTAAAGTTGTTACAGGGATGTCAATGATTTTAGGAAATTTGTAAGGAACTTGTACCTGCCACTTCCAAGCATCACTGTTATTATCGATATAGTAAGGAGTAGACTTGTTAATCATGTCTAAGAAATCATTACTGTAAAGAGAGCTTTGGGTATACAGGCTTATGATCTTTTTATCATAATCTGCTGGCTCTGTAGAGTGAAAGCTTTCCAAGTGGTTAGCATCTGTTAATTTACCTACAGCACGCTTATCCATAGAAGCGACTCTAGCATAGGTAAAACCAGTTAAACCTGGAATTGTTTGAATTGCCATTTTGTTATTTTTTTAAATGTTTATTTATAAATTATTGAAACCATGAAGTGGATGGAGCAGGTTTACTAGATTTCACAGCACTTTTGCTTGCCTGTCTGGCCACCTCACCAAACAATTCATTTGACTTTTTGGTTAAACCAGTCTTTTGAATCGTAGATAATGTAGGATCTTTTTCTAGTATTTTTAATAATAGAGCCACCTTTACTTTCCTTTCATGATTCTCAGGACGCTTAAGTTCTAAGATAGTTTTATCAAAGTCTGTGAGAGTCTCACCAGAATTTGTTTTATACTTATCTGTTATTAAGAAATCTTGTAGTTCACCAGCTAGTTTTGGATTAAGAGGGATACCATCAAACTCTTTAGCTTTTAGCTTGTCCTGTAAAACTTGGTTTACATTTGCAGCATATTGTTGCTTGTATTGAGCTTGTTGTTGTAGTTGAACCTCTCTTTGTTGTTCCATTTGTTGAAGCTTTGCAGCTTCTTTCTTTATTAGCACCTTATGATGTTTTCCAGCAACGCTTTCAAGATCACCATAATTCTTTAGTCTTTCTACCTCTGTTGTAACATCCTCAGGATCAAGGCCTTGGTCAGTTAATGCTTGTGTAATAACTGCCACTTGATTAGTTTCCTGTGCAAGATCCATATCAGCGAAAGATTGTATTTGGTTAAATGCACCAAAGTAATCTTTAGGATTAACTCCCTTTACAAATATGGCATCAAATGCTTGTTGATATTCTTCTCCAAATTGACCAATGAAGTTATTTACCACTTCAACAGCCCCTTTCTTTTTCTCTGCATTGAATCTTTCTAAAAATTCTTCAGCATTGTTTATTGGAACATCTTCTTCTTCTTCTTCTTTAGAAAAGACTCCTAGTTTAAAAAGATCTTTAGAAAGAGCAGTAAACTGATTTGTTTCAGCTTCTCCTTCTTCTTCACCCTCTTCTGTTGTAGCAGGGGTCTCTTTTGTTCCAGAAGTTTTCTTAAGTGGTTGATCATCAACCTCTTCTCCCTCTTCTTTATCATCATCCATCAAGAAGTCTTCAAGAGATTTCTTTTCATCAATAGGAGGAGTTTCTTCTGTGCTAGTAGTTGAAGCAGCTGGTTTAGCAGGTGCTTGTGTTGTTTTCTTTTCAGGGGCAGGTGCATTATCTATATCTTGAATATCATCAGGATTAGAAGTAGCACTATCAGGGCCCATTAAGTCATTTAGTAATTCAGCATTACCCATACCCATTTCCATGGTATCCTGGATACTGAAGTTCCCAAAGGGTTGACTATCTAGATTTTCAGCCATATGTAGTTGAGTTTTAATTGGTTTTGAGATGTAAAAGTATATTAATTAAAATTAATAGCAAAGAGAGATGTAGGTTATAGCCTCATTATTTAAGATAATATAGCATTAACTTTTTTTACTCTAATCAAGTTTATTGATAAAGTTGTCATTTATAAGCCTATAACTTCTAATTGGGGCAAGATCTGTAAGGGTAACTTGTTGAACTTCAACCCCCCACTTCCGTGCTTCCACCCTAACTTTCTTTGTAAGTGTGTTATCAAGTTCAGAATCTGTACACTCTTCTAAAGTCATAGACATAATAATATTTTTTATAATACTTTGAGACATATCTGATAAAGCATCCTGAGCATCATAAACCTCTAATAAGAAAGTCTTTACATCAGCTATCTTATATTTAACAAGTCCTTTTACAACAATGTTTTGCTTATCTTTAGTATATAGAGATTGAGCATCAAGACTGAGTGTTGTGACTACCACATGCTGATCTATCACCTCATCAAAGAAAGGAATCTTAAAGTGTATACCTGGCAGTAACACTTGATTAAATCTTCCAAATCTAAGAAGTACAGCTTGTTCATAATCTCTGATAATAATGAATGGTAGAACATGATTCCACCATTCAATCAATACATCAATTAGTTTATCAAACATATTTATTTAGTTTTCTTGTTCCTACCCTTAGCATTCTCTTTAGCTATAGCTAAATCGTTTGCTTGATTCTCTCTAGATACTTTTAGTTTTTCTCTTTCCACTTGTAGCTTTTGAGCAGCTAATGTATTTTTAGATTGAATGTCAGCCATTTTTGTTTGATAGTCTCTACTAGCTTTTGATTGCTCTAATGATAACTTATTGATTTCCAATACATCAGGAGCTCCAGAATTATCTACATCTGGTAATCCTCCTTTAGATTCAGCAGAAATTAATGCAATCTCTTTCTTATTAATTCTATCCAACTCATTTTGATAATCATCATGAGCCATTTTTTCTTGTTGTGCTTGTTGAGCTGCAGCAATTGTAGCTTGAGCTTGTTGTTGTTGTTGCTCTAATTGTTGCTGTTGTTGTTGCATCTTCTGATCTTCTAATTGCTGTTGTCTTTCCTTAAGTGTTGTAAACACCTTCTTCATTTGACGAACAGAATCAGTTGAATATAATTCAATGATATCAGATAAGCTTCCACCATTCTGTATAACAGCTTGTGATAAACTGCGTAATTCAGTGAACATTTTTTGATCCTCTGGTCTATTAGTTAAATACACCTTTAAGTCTCTGAACTTAAGATCTGTACCATTCACCTGTACAAAAGCAGATTCTCCTTGAGATGTAATGTAGGAAATTGTAGATTGTGGTTTAGCACTTTCTACATATAGAGATGCATCAATTATACCTTGGTAAAGCTGACCTAATACATATTCATGTGCAACAAATAAAGGTTCTGTTTGAGAATAACTTTGTGTAATAGCAGCATTGGTTCCTGTAGCACTTTCACTAGCTGATACAGATCCAAGTCTTTGTTTAGACATACCTATTAATTCCCAACACTCATTCTTTAATTGTTGAGCTAATGTATAACGAGCTTGTATCTCCTGTGTACGTGTAAGATCTAGACTAGTAAATTGATTGAAGCTAGAAGGAGCTTTTAAATTCTCTGGACTATCATCAATAAATACTACCCCTCTATTACGAGCTTCCATTTCCCATATATCAAGAGCATCTTGTGCATCTCCATCTTTAGGAATAGGAATATGTCTAATAGACATCAATTGCACCTTACCCACTTCCTTCTCAAGAAGTTTGTAAAGCTGATTCATACATACGTTATACAAAACCTGAAAAGGTTTCATTAAGTCTACTAAGCTTTTAGCTTCTGTATTCTTCACCTCAAACACCTGACCAATGATAGGACAGTAAGGTAGTAACTTATAAGGTTTGATATGATAGATGTCTGGACCAATCTTGATACCTTGGTACCATTGGTTAATCCATCCCCACTCTAAAGATTGTTGTGTAGGAATAGTTCCACTCTTATAATTCTCATCTACAAGTAGAGATTGTTCACTACCCATCTCATCTAAATAGATAAGCTTACCTATCTTTCTTTTACTAATCCAATAGGCTCTCACCACTACATACTTATAACCAAAAGAACTTACATTAGATGTAAGACCTAAGAAATCTTTAAGACCATCATTATTCTCTTTCATTTCAGATTCAATGATCATTCTAGTTTGTAGAACAAGAGGATCATATGTATCATATTGAATAGAGTCATTACCAGGAGTAGCATTAGGATTACCAAGATTTGATTCACGTACATTAATCAATCCATAGTCTTGTAATGAAGAACGTAAGTGATCTATTTCATCTTTAGTTAAATCAGGAACTGATTCAATAATTTCAGATAGCTCCATCACCTGTACAGTACCAGCAGCATATGCAGCTTGTGCTCTACCTGTAGGATCTGAAATATATTTTCTATCTGGTGTTGTTAAGAACCATGTAGTTTTAGGATTTGCTACCTCTACATTAAATCCAACCTTTGAATTATCTTCGTATATATGATAGAACTCTCTAGCAGATATTAACATATCTCTGAAAGCATCTTCACTTTTTTCTTTAAGAGTAAACTCAGCCTTTTGAGAAGTGAGGACATGGTTAGCCCATTTCTCTGCAGTGGATGTGTAAGAATCTATTTGATCCTTCACCTCATTCATTGTCATTTGTTGTAACTCTTCATCTTCAATCTCTTGTCCTTGTAATGCAGCTTTCTCTTGAATCTTTTGTCTAGCTTGTCCTATTACATACTCTTGTAATATACCTGTCTTAAACTCAAGCTCTTCAGATTTACTATCATCATCAAATGCCTTTACACGAAAAGCATCTGGTCTTTTAGAAATTTCTCCAACTAACTCATTAACAGGAGTTGTTATAATAGAATACATTTTTACATAAGCAGGAAGTTCAAGATCAGATGTTAATACATCTGTGAAACTTCTCACCTCAGGCTCTTGATAAAAATCCTCTCTTCTAAGAATCCCCTTCATTAAATCATAGTTCTTAACAAAGGTGTCTCTATTCTTTATATATTCAGCGTATGACTTATTAGCGAAATAATCCATTGTGTTTTTAATCCAACTCTCATCCATCTTCTCCTTCTCAGTTTTAAACTGATCAGGGAATATGTTTAAATAGGCATACCTAATTGTTGCGTCTTTTGTATATCTTATAATTGCCATTATGAAAACAATTTATTTTTATATTTTCTAGGAGATCTGCCAAACATCCCTCCTCTTGATTCTGTGAATAATACATTACCTTTCTTCTTAACAAACATAGATGCCACTCTCTCATCTCCTGTTCCACCTATTCTTCCCATAATAGGGTCCATCTTAAGTGCTTGAGCAATTGCTAACTCTGCAGCTACAATTCTATCAAAGTTACCCTGATCATTGTATTGGATAATCTCTTCTAACAATACAGGATCAAATATCTTATGAACTCCTAGCACTTCTCTTATCACCTTACCATCAGCATCCTTCTCAGTGTATATTGTTTCTTCCATATACTTCTTTAAGGAAGTGTGAAGGTAGTTAATTATTTTCTCACTTGAACGATGAATTCCATATTCTCTTTTAACTGTTGTGTTAGGAACAATCTCCATCAACCATTGAGGTTGTTTCTCTAAATAGTGAGCATCTCCTTTAGCTTTCATATATTCAATAAAGGATATGTCATCATTCTCACACAGTGTTCTAGCATTGTAATACTTAATAAGTAAACGAGCTTGTTCTTCCCAAGTTTCTTTCTTATCAGGTCTTGCACAGTACGAAGCTACGAACATATCTTGATACTTCTCACCTGTAATTTCATGCATTCTCTTATATATGTATACAGATCCTAATGAACTTGAATAAGCTGACTTACCTTGTCTATAGGGATCGACTCCTGCTACATACAATCCATAAGGAGGATTTTCTATAGGGAACTCATATATAACTACAGGAGCATCCTTCATATCACTATTCTTGAGAGGGAAGTTAGATATGGGAAGCTTATCTGTAAACTCATGCTTTATTGTAGTTTCTTCAGCATATAATACAACAGGTGTACCTGTACGTTCTTGCTGTAACAATCTAGACTTTTGTCTCTTAGCAGATTCAATATCAAAGATGTTTGTATCCTCATTCAAGAATATATCATCCACTTCCTGTGGATAGTACATCTTCTCTTTTAAATATGCTATTCTATCTCCAGCTTTTTTAAGTCTGTTAAGATTATTTTCTGTAATTTCTGTAGCCTTCTCATCATTAGAGACTAACATTTTTACATTGTATAGTTCTGAAGCTGGAGGTTCTTTTAAAAAAGCTCCTAGTGTAGAGTCTTCTTTAGCCTCCATTCTATACTTGTGTCCAATGAAGAGCCCATGCATTCTAGATGTATCCTTCTCATTATTATAAGAAAGAAAATTGAAATTGTCTACATCAAACATCAAGGATTTTGCATCCATGAATTTTTTCATGTCACCACCAGTCCCAGTAAGTATGGGGCTACATCCCCAACCATAGGGTGTAGTGAAACCTGGAATAGCAGCCTGTAAGCCTCTAAGGAAATTTCCTTTACCGATCTCATCTATAATTAATTTACGTGGTTTAGTACCTGCAATTGCCTCTTCATTATTACCTTCATCAAGGTTACGAATAAGAATAGAAGAGAATGGTATCCTTTCTCCTGATCTAGTTTTAATTCCTAGTGTCACTTGATTCTTCCAATTATCCTCAATCCTCTGCCACCTCCAAGCTTCTGGTAAGAAGTTAAGACCTTTATCAATCTTATCTGTAATCAGTTTTATATCTGGAGCATTCAGTCCAGAAATAATATTCTGTGAGTTTTCATCAAATGTAGCACCCCAAGATACATAGGATGCTTCTATAACAGACTTAGCCAAACGTCTAATACCAAGTATTAGCAGTCCTTTCTTTTCATTCTGAGCTCTATCTATCTCATTGGTAATCACCCACTCATTATCTCTAAGAAATGGGTTAGCATATTTCTGAGAGATTCTTCCATTTGCATCAATAACATCCACCTCTGTATGCCACATGTTTAGGTGCCAATATAAAAAGGGGTTGATATAAACACCCCCCATCATACAACCATTTAGACATAACTCTTTATGAAAGTCAAAAAACTCCTTAAACTCCTCACTAGTTTTGTCAGGAATACGCTTCTGATTTATAAACCAGTCTTTATAGTCTATACTCTGTAGATTCATTTTCTATTTTTAAGGAAGTCTTCAGCCATACTGCTTAGTTCTCCCTTGCCTCTCACCTCTATTTTAGACTCTTCTTTCTCTCTCATAGCATCCACTGTACGTAAAATCTCAGCATAGTCTTTAAGTGCTTGTGTCAAGTCTTTTCTTTGTGCTTCTTTATTAGCAATACAAATAGGAATAGATCCTCCACCTTTTGTTTCCTTCCAAGCCATTCTATCAGCTAAAGAAGAAAAGGGGTTAGACTGTATATATTCCTTTAGTTCTTGAAGTTTCATTTCTAGAAACTCCAACTCATATTCTATAAGAAGTGCTTTTTTAGTAGTCGCCATTATCTAGGTCCTCCTCTTTTAAAATGTTATCAAGATCCATACCTTCTTTTATAATCTTGTCTAATTCGCTTTCATCTGTATGTGGAACATCCATTTCTATCTGTGATCTATACTTATATAAAGCATAAGATAATTCTTTGTCTGTCATTCCCCATATATCACCATACTCATCCAAAACTGTAGCTAAATGCCTTCCCATATTATATGTGGGGAAACTCTTATGTAGTTCTTGGAGCGTGTGAATCACTTGGTTGTAGTGGTTTTTACTACTCATAATAATTGGTTTAAATCCTCATCCGTTAGTTTCATGTCAACCTCCTCTATATAAGGAGAACCCATGAAGTTATCCACTCCTTCTGGAGTCATATATTCATTTGTAAAGGATATGGCCAGTCTGTCTTGACGATCATCTGTCACTCCTTGAATATCAATATAGTCTAGTCCTTTGTTATAAAGCTCCATAAGTATATTTATGAAGTTATCTAAGGGAATCTTCTTAATGCAAACTTCTTTATTTTCCATTAATTTCTTTTTTTAAAGCATCCTCCTCTTCTCTGGAGTTCATTACAACATCCCATTTATGAAGAGGACAAGCACATGATAAACATTTTGTCTTTGCTGCTAATGTACACCCACAATCTGTGCAATGTACATCAGGTCTTGTTGTCTTATGCTTTGTAGATATCAAAGCACAGTCTTTACATATGGACATTCTTTCCTCACCCACTTGCTTAATCCAATCTCTCATATCCTTTGCTGGAAAGAGATTGTTTTTCCAGCCCTCATATATTTGGGGAAAGTTAATCTTCATATGTAATTCTAGCTTTTAATAATCCTATTGTTGTATTCGTCTGGTTTAACGTCACTTGAGCTGACTTCCTTTTTTGCTCTGGTAATGTTACATCATTTATCATCCTTTCCATCACTTCTCTCTTAGCGTTCAGAGCTCCTAGTCTTTTTATAGCCTTCTTATTATTAAAGAAGAGCTTTCCAAATCCAGAAATCTCTACACTATTATTTGTATCAAGGGCTTCGTTGGCTGATTGAAACTGGTGATTAATGACAGCTTCTATTGTCTTCTCTGACGTAAGAATCTTAACAGCTAGTGTCCTGATTAGGTAGTCTTTAACAGACATTGACACTGGCTTATCCATGAGTGACGGTTATTTGTAAAACAATGTCATTCTCAAAGTTCAATATAATGAGGGGATTAACCTTCACCTTTGTCCCATCCTTTACAAACACCCCCATCTTCTTCAACTTAGAAATCAAGTTGTTTATTGTTGGGGCTGAGGAATGGTATTTGACACAGAACTCTTCCCTGATATTGGCATAGGAGATGTTTCCCTTAATAGCTGTGAAGGCTATCAACTGTATCTCCCTTGTCGTAAGCTTCAAATCATTCAATGAAGACAATAAGCTATAATACTTCTCTGCACAGGCATAGTTGTCTGACACAGGCTTCTTCAGCTTTTGAACTACTATTTTCTTATTGGTTTCCATATATAATTAAAGCAAAGGTATGTATAATCTATTGACCCACAAATAACTAATTTAATTATGTCTATGGGTGAATGCTATATTATGCACTATTTCTAAAAAATGATATAAAGAAGGTGATGAAAAATAACCCTACTCTAAGCTCCTGTTCCTCTTCCCCACTATCCCATGTATAGTTTCTATTAGTGACACCTAGTTCAAAGCTTGTCCATTTGAATGTTGATAGCTCCATTCCCATTTCTATGTCATCAGACATATAGATCCCTACGCTTATGGCCATAATCACTAATAGCACTAACAGTAATAATATTGTTGTCATCATATATATAAGAGTTTTTAAATGAATGGGTTTACAAAGGGCCCCCCCTTTTTCCCCCCCAAAGATATCAATCTCCTTTATATGTTCCAAATTTATTTTTGCCTATTATCAAAACTTGCAGGATTTTCTAGTTTTGATACAACAGGAGTTTATAATATTGGTCCCTATATTATAACGCATATAATATGTAAGCTTATTCCATCATTATATGTAAAGACATATCATAATGTGTCATAAAAGCAACATTGTTAAGCTGAGCATGTCCCTTATAAGACACATTATGTAAAGCCATAGCTTGACTAAACATCCCCTAGGGTAAAGCTATACCTTGACAAATGTCAAGTTTATTGTGTTAAAAACTGGACAATCTAGAAAGTGAAACACAGCCAAACCCAGAAGTCTTTGTTACCTATATATATATAAATCTGTCACAAATATTTGAAAAAGTGTGACACTCTTGTAACATATTTATATAGTTATTTGTTACAAAAAATAGGGGCAAAGTTTAATTTATGGGTGCAATTTATACTGTGGGTATAAAAATGGGTGCATGAAGAATTTGGAAAATTTCATGCAACATTTAACACTTCTTACAGCTAACTGTTTGAGCCTTAGGAGGTTATGTCCAATGTTCTTTGTGGAACTATTTACAAAATTTTTTTTCCTATAATTAGGGAACTCATTATGTATAGGGGAGGAGAGGGTACATCCAGTCAGCCACCCCTCCACAAATTACGCAGTGGGGGTAGCCCCCCTTAAAATGTCAATGCGTAACACAATTAAATGTTTAAAAGATGAAAAAAGAAATTAAAGGAAGAGAAGTACT